TTGCAGGCATCCAAGAGTTAGCACGTACCGCTCCGTAGCTGTTAAGTAGTTCAGCCTTGGTGGTGGGAGCAGGATCGTTCACGTCATAATCCAACATCAAACCTTTCATTCCATCTCCAGTAGCTGCCGTGGATGGCAGGAGAGAAAAATTGAGGCGGTGGAAATGGTATTGTTCATAACGTGGTGCCATACGTGACAACCATGGGAAGATGTCCGGGTTGCCAGGAGTGACATTATAGCGATCTGTGTTGTAGAAAAAATGCCCGTTCAGATCACCCACATACTCGTGGTGTGATACTACCACGCCTCGCGCTGTGTTACGCATGCGTGGTGCTCGGACGGCGGGCATCATTGGAGCAATAGCGAGCGGTGCACTAGCCATGCCCATACCGAGTCCTGCTGTTCCAGCGACTCTGGATGACCCGTTGGGAGTCTTATACTCCTGTTCGACAGTAACGGTGCCGTTTGGTTGCAGCTTCTCAATTTCTTGAATAACCTCACCCCCCGCTGCTCGGGGTTGTCTGATGAGGGGTTTGCCGACTCGAACTCGAGGTACCTTAGCGAGTTGCTTAGGCTTGAGTTTGAGCGTTGGCCTGCCACGGAAAGGATGTTGCATGTTGGAAAAGGAATTTCAGTTGTAAATTGCTTACCGTTCTTTTTCGAACCCCCCGGACGCCAGGGGTACTACGCATGTTCTGGCTGGCCGAAGCGAATTACTTCGGTAGGCTCCTGCCAAGAGCATGTTTGTGCGTCGTAGAATTCCTCCAACGCCTCTTGTTCATCGGGTGTTACCCCGAAAGCGATGTAGAAACTCATTCGAGTTTTAGCTCCGATGCTTTGAGCTTTGTATGTTAGCCCGGTTGCCAACATATCCATTCCAGTGAACTCCATTTCAATCGGTTTAGCGATTTTGCCGATATTACGCCCCAAGGCGTGGTAGAAGCTCCCAAGGATTGGAAGATGGCCTGCTAGGGCTAGTCCGCATTTGGAGATTGCGTCGCGATAGTAGTTGTGTTTCTTCTCAGTACTTGCGTCCTTAGTGGTGAGAAGATCCTTGTCGAGAGCCATTCTTGGATTGCGACACATTATATAGTCACAATCTTCTGGGCCCTCAAACACGGGTGATGTCTGACAGAAACTTATGAGTTCCAACTCCCTCACGATTTGGTCGACTTTCATAGTGTAGCCGTATTCTACGAACCACGATTTGATTGTCTGGGTGCCAACTTTGCTCAGATCGCTCTCCTCTACTATGAGGGTGCAATCATCGCCATTGTTGAACAGCCGCCATTTCGTTATGTTGAGGTCGTGACACATTTGGCGTATCATACAACACATCAGCACACAATTTCCTAAGCTTGTATTCA